CGTCAATAGCAGGCACCTTCTGAACGATTCCATTTGGCCGCTTGATCTCTTCCATGGTCAAAGTACCACCAGCCACCTTGTTCATGATCTGGCGACGGATGAAGCCCATGACGCTACGCTGAGCGTAGAATACTGGACGACCAGCCCCGAGGTTCGGGATGAGGTCAGTGGCCTGCTGGAGAAGATCGATCAGATCAGGACCAGAAGCTGCACCTTTGGTCAGCTCGGAAAGGTCGATCTGAACACGAACAACATAACGCCAGTCACGGACGGTGAGGCCTGCGTCCCAGCGATAATGTGTGCGGTAGGCTTCCATACGCCCGCCAGCGCCATCAATAGACTCGATGGTGACCTGTCCCTTGTCCTCACGCATCAGACCAGCTGCAGAGCCTTTAGGGTAGATCATGTGCGCGGTGTTTGGACCCCAGACGACCAACCAGATGGAGGTGTCAGGAGTGGTGCCAGACTGCAGGATGTTGTCGGCATTCTCAGCAGACAGGCTGTTGAAGCGAGGAGCGAAACCAGTGAAGGCCTCTGCCTCGGTTGCTTCATTGCCGTACATCAGGGTGCTGGCAATTTCTTGGGACATGCCCTCGATATGAGGGATGTCTTCAGACATGCGAAACTCAGCGGTGTTGTTGTTCAGATCCGCCAGAGCCTTATCGACCTCGGCGTAGGCCTCGAGCATACCGCACGAATCAGTGATCTGAGCGGTCTTGCTTTTGGTGGGCTGAACACCACCGTACAATTTACGCCAAGTCGGCGCGGGGATACCACCTCGGACAGTGGTCTTGTGACCAGTAGCGAGGTTGCCTTCAATGAAGACAGCATCGTCCAACATCTCGTTGGTCTGGTTCAGGATCTCAGCGATGGTGTCGATACCACCACCGGGGGCGGTACGGGACATGACGTCCATCAGAGTTGGGTGGGTGACCGCAAGGGTCGTGGTTACGAAATGCGCCCACAGAATGCGAAATTTCAACATGGCTTCTTCCTCCTGTAAATAGTGTGACTGCGGCCTACTTGGCCATAGTCGGATATAATTCTTTAAGCTTAGCTGCCCTGCCGTCGACTGCTGGGTCTCCACTCTTGTGAGCGGGGATCGAGTCTTCGCCAATAACAGCTCCAATCGCGGCAAACGTCTTGATGATGTCAGGAGAGGAGCGGAGGCCAGTCGAATCCAGTAGCTGAACAAGTCCCTCAGAGGCAAAGCCATTCAGGATCTTGTCAGCATTCGTGATGTCTGTCTGGGCCTTCGTGTTTCCTACTTCCGTTTTCCATGTTTGAAGCTCACCAGCAAATACTTCTTTAGCTGCTTCGAGTCCAGCTGGGCCTGCTGCTGTCTCGCGGTCATACTGGAATTTTCCTGCAAAGGCTGCGAGGCCCTGTGCTTGGTCCTGAGTCAGGCCAAGCTCTTTGGCCACTACGCCCATCTCAGTCGTGAATGCGGTAAACGCCTCTGCGTCGATCTCGACACCTTCAGGGGCTGTAAACTCGTAAGCCTCTGGCACTCCGGCTGGCGGCTCCGCTGGGGGGTCTGCGGGTGGATCAGCAGGTGGATCAGCAGGTGGGTCGGCTGGAGGATCAGCAGGTGGATCACCCGCTGCAGGTGGATCGCTTGCGGGGGGATCGCTTGCGGGGGGGTCACCTGCAGGGGGATCACCAGCTGGAGGATCGCCGTCGCCATCAGTTGTGATGAAGACCGCCATCAATACTCGGACCTGCTCGTCGTTAAATAGTTTTTCTTTCATGAGTGTTCCTCCCCTAATTTAGTTAGTTCTGCCCCGAGCTGTTCAAGCTCGATGATGGCATCGTATCCCTGCTTATCAAGGACATCGATCAACAACAACCCCACCGATTGTTGGCCAGCATTGTATGCGTTTTGCTTTTCATTATCAATATCAAAGATCGGACGCAGCACCCCAGTGTATTGGAGCAGGTCTTTCAGCACCCTGCGACCTTCATTATCACCGAAGAAGACCTTGCGATAATCGTCCTTCAAGGCTCTCTGTGCTGCTGCCTCGGCCTTAACTCCAGCCGCTGGATTGTCGTTGTTGTCCATCGTCACCCCTTACGCTGCTGGGATCTGGGCCATCACTCGGTCAAGAGCGGTGTCCCCATCCACAAGATTGGCCTGCCCAAGGTCCTTGGCTGCTCCAGCCATATCGACCATCTGCTGACCTTGCTGTTGCTGCCTGATAGCTTGCTGCTCCTCGGCGTACATCGCGTTGGCTTCATCGGTTCCTCTGATGAGCTTCGGATTCATGCCCTGCAGATCTGCGATCTCATCGACCACCTTCATGGCGTCCACTTTATGACGGATCTCTGGGAACATCTCAACCAGACCGGAGATCGTCCCGAGGGTTCTCTCGATGCCTTGGATGCCAACAGCCTTCTGAGCCTGAGCCAGAAGAGACACGAACTCGATCTTGATCTCCTGACCTGCTAGTTGCTCAGGGATTGGAGGGAAGAGGCCTTTCGACATACAAATATCAAAGGTCCGATCAATCGCTGGGGTGAGCAGCTCATTGTTCTGCCGCTCTACCACTGGCCCAAGCAGGACCAGCTTCTCCTCATTCTTCTTGGCGATCTCGTAAGCTGTGGTCCCAGACCTCTCTGAGTTGAGCAGCATCAGGAACAGGTCATTGAAAAAACCTTCCCTGATCCTGCGCTCCACGTTGGCGATCTTCGCCTCGATAGCATTGACGTCGAATCTGAAGTCGAAGGTCTTCTTGATCGTCTCCGACTCTTTGGGGTTCACCTTATTCTGGGCATTCGGGAACAGCGACAGGCGCCCTACCATGTTCGTCGGGATGTTCATTGGAGGTCGGCCCTCCATCGCCAGAGCGTACAGAGAATCACGCTCGAGCTGCTGCAGCATCTTGATGTCTGGCAGGGTCGAGAGACCGAGGCTGTCTGAGCCATAAGAATCTTCGCCCACTGTCATCCAGCGCGGGTACATTGTCGGGGTGGTACGAAAGCCAGACTCCCAGAGGATCTTCTCATCGCCACCTTTTTCCTCGAACCAGACAGAAGCGATTGGCATATTGAGAGAGTCGATCTTCATGTCGTCATAGTCGTCTCGAGGCAGGATGCACTGGATCACCTTGATGAACTGGTCAGGATTGTTCTTGTACATCGCCTGACTGCGGTCTGTAAGCTTTGGCACCCCGACCTTCTGCACCAGCTGACGCAGGGTCATCCACCGCTCACGGAATGCGGTATCGATCTGCTTGTCCTGACCGTTCATCAGGACGTACTCACCAGTTGTCCAAGGGTCGCAATTAATCACTGCGCTGTCATGCTCGTTGATCTGGAAAGGTCCTGTACCGAAGACCATCTGCTCATGAAATGGCATGTAGATCGACTCGTAGAAGTTCGACCGATTGAAGACCGAGTACATGATCTTCTCGCAGGCCCCGAGCCAATCCTTAGAGGCGTTGTCGTTCTCCAGATCCTCATCGAACAGACCCAGCTTGAACCACTTCAGGGAGTGAGGGACCAAACCACCCTTGATGCCTGCAACAGCAATGGCCAAGGCTCGACCTGCTTCGTTGTTCAGGATGGCAGTTCGGTCTGTTACCCCCTTCGCTGGGATGGTGTCTCTGGTATCCAGAAAGCGACCATGAGCGGGAGACAGGTATTTGGATGCTGATTCCCACTCTGGGCGCCGATAGCTGTCACGCATATCGCGTCCCCACTTGAAGCGACGATACAGCTCCTTTATGTCCTCCGCTCGTTCAAAGCTCATACCTTTATCCCTCCGACTGGCGTCTTAGTGCTGACGACCTTACGCTTGCGGTTGATGAAGTTGGCGATGGCGTTGTCTTTGGTCAGGGCCTTCGACTCAGCCTTGTCAGCTGGGGAGATTCCTGCCCTTAAATCCGCTGCCTCTTTCTCTAGTCTGGTCTTTGTTGGGTTTGCGTTGCTGCCAAGGTCATTGCCATCGCTGGTGGTATCGGATAGTTGCGAGGCCTCAAGGTCAAGAGCATCAGCTGCGGCATTTGCCTGCGATTCTGCGGTCAAACTAACATCGCCAACAGCGATATCCTGATCAGGCCTGCGAGACTTGGTGCCACCAGCCCCATCCTTAGAGGTGATGGTACTATTGGTCCCAAAACGGGCAGTCCTCTTCGCGTCAGCCAGACCGATGGCAATAGCCTCGCGTCGTGCCTTCTCAGCAGCTATCGCTGGATCTGGTGGTGCTGGTGGAGCTTTCGGTGAACCTCCCATTATTGCCTCCCTTTTGTTCCATACTCTAGTTCAAGTTGCTTCTTAAAATCGTGATAGTGAATAAGTTTCCCGTCATAAACGATCACCTTGGTGCAGGCAGTGATAAAGAGTAGCAGGATAAGCCACTTCAACAGCCGCCCCATCCACCGAAGTTAAGAACAGCGTCAATCGTTAGTCCTGTGTCTGGGTCTATGTAACTATGAGAGATCGGCCATGCGTCACGATTAGGATATGGGTCAACAGTCTTCTCGCCTGTCTTGACATAGACGTCTGTGAACCTTTCAACGAGAACGTCAGTCTTGACTTCTTTCAATTCAGGCAGTCCGTCTTTGTCAAGTTTGCCTGTCGGTTCCCACGTTGAGACTTTCTTGAAATAACTGTCATCCCTGACGTGACTGAACTCCATAATATCGGTCGTTGTCTTCTCCTTGGGATAGGCCATCTTCTTGTCTTTGCCAAGATTATCCTGTGGAAAGTATGACTCATACTGTGGGTCAATGGAGATGCGGAGATGGTTCGTTCCACCCACTGTGATGCAGGTACAGTCAGCAGGCGCGTCTTTCCTAATGCAGTTTGCTACCTGCTCGCCTTCCCTGAACGCTTCAGGGTTGCCGAATAACCCACCAGATGAAATGAAAAGATCGTCAAGGAAGGACTGGATATTGTCAGTTGTTATTATGATATGTATTCGTTTCATAATTATACCCACCCCGCTGCTGCCGCGCTCTTATGGAAGATCGGGTCTTGGATGCTTGAGGCTTTAAATATGTTCGTGCCATTTAAGTGTCCTAGGTCAATAAGAGAGCTAAACGGTACACTAGAGGTATCTGCATTTACGTGAAAAGGAAGTGCTGAGATGTCTGTTGATAAATCAGCAACCCTTACGCCCATACCTATTACATTATCCCAATATAGTTCATATTGCAGAGGTGTTCCTGCCGTGTGCGTATACGTTTCACTTATAGTAAAAATATTTACTGCTGATACCCTTTTATTAAACTGCACGATAGTTGGATTTATCCGCAGATTAAATGAATTACTCGCATCGACATAAGAACTTATAATATCTTTAGCGGTTTGCCCTGTTTCGTCTGGGTACACAATTCCTGAAATCGCCCCTTGCTCAGGAGTGAGGATGCTTGGCGTTGGTATGCTGTTCAGGTCTGCGTTGCGTGAGCCTGTGGCTCCACTGGTTTCAATACATGGGCCAGCTACAGCATCGGTGAAGAAGTTGACGCACGAAACATTAGTATAATCTGTACCATTACCCGTGTATGCTGCTATCGCTCCAGCGTCATTACAATGGGCTATTTGTGGTATTATCCCTGTTGCTAAATTATCTACTGCCACTATTAAGTAGCCGTTTGCTTTACCTACTATTCTACCTACGCCTGCGCCGGGATTAGAGAATACTGACTCCCCGATAAGATCAAATATGGTTCCGTTAGTATTCTGTCCTACATAAACATATTGCCTTCCACCATATTCAAGGGCGGCAACCATAGATCCTG